GGGCGCTTACGAATACATGGTCCTTGAAGCCCGCTCCGTCCTCTCACGCATCGCGAAGGAGCCGACAGATGGGTGATGATCTATACCAGCGGCGGCAGGAACTACTAGAGCGCCTCGCAGCAGCCGAGGCTCGCGCCGAGAGGGTGGAAAAGGCGCTTGCTCTCTTGATCGCAGACGTCGCGGATTACCCTGCATGGCAGCGCCCGTGTCACGCGCTGGACGTTGCTCGCGCAGCCCTCACCGCAGCCGCCGCTGTCCGCGCGCCTGTGGGGTGGAAGCTGGTTCCGGTGGAGCCGACTGACGAAATGGTGACGGTCGCTGCCGTGTTTCAAGGCGGTTACGACCCGATAAACATGCGGGCCGTCCTGCGGGCCAGCATCGCCGCTTCTCCCCCGCCTCCCAGCGCGCCTGTGGGGTGGAGAGACATCGAGAGCGATCCGCCGCCAAGAGACGGGACGGTCATCCTCATGTGGTCGCACTACGAAAAGAAGGTGCTTATGGGCCGCGCCGATGACTGGTTCGCAAGCCCGTATTGGCTGGAGGCCGTCACGCACTGGCAGAACCTTCCGGAGCCTCCCCAATGAATATCCGAACAGCGTTTACCGCATTCGCGCTTGGCATCTACGCCGGCATCTTCATACTTTGGGCGCTGGGGGCGCAACTACCATGACCACAGCGGAAGAGAAGGCGAAAGAGGTCGTTGAAACGTGGCTGAGCCTTCAAAGCTTTCATGAACTTCATGACGAAATTTATTCCGCTATCCGTGAGGCAGAGCGGGATGCGCTGGAGAGGGCGGCTGATAAGTGTGAGGCATTCCGGCACCCTGATGGATCATCAAGCTGGCTCGCGTGCTCTCTCGCCGCCGCCATCCGCGATCTGAAGGACGAGCCCTAGCTGCTGCGGTATGGCTCGGCAACCACCAATCCCGCCCGTACCCAAGCTGAAAAATCTTCCATAGGCCCCAACAAAAGCGTTGACATGGCGTTTGGTATGGTTACGATACATATGCATCGCCGCATCCCGTGGCATCAAACAGGACCAGCAAAATGGACACCATCGTTATTCAGGGCATCGAGTTCGACGTCGAGTCCCCCTACTCTGCCGGACACGCTCTGACCGAGGGCGAAGCCTCTGCAATGAACCAGCTTCGCCACGAGAACCTCCGCAACAACTTCGCCAAGGCGGTCAAGGCTGCGAAGGAGAAGGTCGAGGCCGAAGGCGGCGTGATCGATCAGATCGCACTCCAGTCCGCGCTCGACGAGTACGCTGCCGAGTACGCTTTCGGCGTCCGCTCTTCCGGTGCCCCTCGCACCTCGGTCGATCCGGTCACCCGCGAAGCCCTCAGCTTGGCTCGCGAGGCCATCCGCACCGCCGCCAAGGCCAAGGGCCTCAAGCTCGACAAGGAGAAGGTCGAGGAACTCGCGACCGGCCTCATCGAGAAGAACCCCGTCTTCCGTTCCACCGCCGAGCAGCGGATCGCGCAGAAGAAGGAAGTCGCCGCCAACTCCCTCGAGTCGCTCGGCCTTTAACCCATGAGCGCCGTGGACCTACTCTCCCTGTGGTACACGGCGTTAGCCGCTGACGTTGGCATCAAAGTCCAGTCTTCGGACCCTGAGCGTCTGCGTCAGCGGTTATACCAAGTCCGCAAGGGTTCAGGCGATCCCGCACTCGACGGCCTTTCCCTAATCATCAGCCCTCTCGACCCCGAGTGTGTTTGGATCGTTAAAAAGGAGCTACCAAAGTGAAGCGAAAGGAGGAATTCCCCCTTCAGAAAGTGACCCTCAACCTCTTCGACGGCGACATGTCGAAGCTCCAGGAGCTGTACCCGATCATCGGTGGCAGCAAAGTAATCCGTCTTCTAGTCCGGGCCCACATTAAAGCCATCGAGGCCCGAACCGAAAACCTCCCGAAGGAGGTCATCTCAACCGGATTGGAGATCCTTGAACAATGACAGATATCTCCGAACTCTTCGCCCGTGACCCCTTGAAACTGACGCAGTCCGACATTACTGCCCTCGTCGTGGAACTTCGTCGGATGCGAGAGAACTTCGTCGCCGGACAAAAGTCAGCTGGCAACTTGAAACCAAAGGCCGTGAAGTCCCTGACTGCTGCGGGAGCCGGCCTTAGCTTGAAGGACCTTGGCCTTGAGTGAAATTCTTTCCAAGATCAAAGAACACCTCGACGCCATCTCTTCAGCCCGTTTAGAGCTTGAAGACCTCATCAGTCAGCGGGTCGATGAACTCGAGGCCCAAATCGACGAAGAAGTCGAGGAGGCCATCGAAGACATAGCAAACAAGATCGGCGACGCACGGAACGCGGGAGATGCTTGTGACACAATCGACTCAGAACTTGACGACCTCTATTCATTCCTCGGGGTCTCCCGTGCCTAGGCTCAACAACAACGGGATTTACACTCCCCGAGGTATGACGCCAGCACAACGGGCAGAGTATCTACTGAAGAAAGCCAAACCCAAAGCTGATTGTCTGATCTTTGCGGGTAAGAGCAGAACACCAAATGGGTACGGAATCAGCTGGGACGGAAAGCGTACCGTTCTGATCCATCGTTATATCTACTCCAGTCTTGTTGCTGAAATCCCGGCTGACAAGATCGTCATGCACAGTTGCGATGTTAGGGACTGCATCAACCCTGACCATCTCAAGCTTGGTACATTCAGCGACAACACGCAGGATATGCTGAGCAAAAACCGTGGAAGGAATGGTTATGTCTGCTATTAGCAAAGCCATTCCAGACGATATCGACCCAAATCTCAACCCGTTTTACCCCGGAACCACCTACCAATATGCGTGGGATAGCACGTCGTTGGGGCAGTTAAAGGAATGTCCCCAAAAATACTACCTGTCCATGGTCCGGGGCCTCCGTGGTGGTGCTGCCTCCATCCACCTCGAATTCGGCATCCTCTACCATAAGGCCCTCGAAAACTACGATAAACTTCGAGCCCACGGCGTGACCCACACCACCGCCGAGGAGATCGTAGTCAAAGAACTCCTTGTCGTCACCTACGGTTGGGAGTTCGACCACAACCTCAAAACCCGCGAGACCTTGATCCGCACCGTCGTCTGGTACCTGGAGCAATTCGGTGACAACGATCCAGCTACAACAGTGGTGCTTAATTCAGGGGTCCCAGCGGTCGAGCTGTCTTTCCGTCTCCAAGTTGATGATGAACTCGTACTGTGTGGGCATCTGGATAGAGTGGTCGAGTTCCAGGGGCAGAACTACGTCATGGACCGTAAGACGTCCAACAGCACTATCTCTTCATATTACTTCGATCAGTTCTCCCCTGATAACCAGATGTCCCTTTATACCTTGGCTGGGAGTATCATTTACGACAACCCAGTTAAGGGAGTCATCATCGATGCAGCCCAAATCGCAGTAGGCTTCTCCCGGTTCGAGCGGGCGATGGTTTACCGCACCGACACTCAAACTACCGAGTGGCTTCGAGACACCAAGCTTTTCATCGAGCAGTCCCGGCGCTATTCAGACCTTAACTACTGGCCCCGAAATGACAAGTCCTGCCACAAGTACGGAGGCTGTCCTTTCCGCCAGATCTGCGCCTCGGACCCGAGAGTCCGTGAAACCTTCATCAGTTCCAACTTCTCGGTGGTCCCATGGAACCCGTTAATTCCGCGATGAAGTGCTTCGCCATCTCCCAGTCCGTCGGCGCGGCAATCAACATGCACGCCGACGGCGAGGTCACTGTCGGTATGGTAGTCGAGGCCGTCTTTGTGGCTGTCGGAGCTATCATCCTCGACAACGAACTTTCGGTAGACGACACGGTCGAGCTTCTTCGAGACGTGCTTAACCAAATGGAGGCCAACTGTGCCGTCTCTCACTGACCACCAATCCAATCAATTCACCAAGCTCCTTCTCATCGGGGACTCCGGCTCAGGCAAAACCGGGGCCCTAACCTCGTTGGTGGCAGATGGATATAAACTCCGAATCCTCGATCTCGACAACGGGCTTGACTCTCTCAAGCTCCAAATCCAGCAGCGCGGCCTTAAGGCGGATACCGTCGACTTCAAGACGCTTCGTGATAAATGGAAAGGAGGATCTCAGGGACCTGTTCTCGACGGTATGCCAACTGCTTTCACACAGGCTATGCAGTCCCTCAACCACTGGAAAGATGGAGACGTCGATCTCGGAAAACCCTCAGACTGGGGCCCTGACACTGTCCTTGTCGTTGACAGTCTTACCTTCCTCTCCGAAGCGGCGTTCAACTGGGCAACCGCCCTCAACCCCAGCGCCAAAGACAAGCGACAAATCTACGGAGCAGCTCAAGACGCAATTGAAAACACCCTCGCCCTCCTCACCGGCGAGTCCTTCCGAGCCAACGTCATCGTAATCGCTCACGTGAAATATCTCGACCGACCTGATGGTTCCCAAAAGGGATTTCCTACGTCGATCGGGAACGCTCTTTCCCCCAAAATCCCAGCGTACTTTAACAACGCTGCATTGGTGGAAACTACCGGAGCCGGACAAGGCCTCAAGCGTATCGTCCGGGTCCATTCGACAGGCCTCATCGACCTGAAATCGCCCGCCAGCTTCAAGCTCGCACAGCAACTTCCGATCGAGACAGCCCTTTCTGAAATCTTCAAATCAAACAGGTGATCAAATGTCTGCACCCGATTTTACCTCGATCCTCAACAAGTCCGTCTCTGATGTCGAGAAGCCCAAGCCCCTCCCCGTCGGGACTTACCTCTGCATGGTCAACGGCAATGCGGAGTTCACCAAGATCGGCCAGAAGGAAACTCCGGCTGCCATCTTCCAGCTGAAGCCCCTCCAGCCGCAGGACGACGTCGATCGTGAGGCCCTTGCCGACGTTGGCGAGTGGTCGAACCGCGCGATCAGGCACACGATGTTCCTCTCCGAGGACGCTCTTTACCGTCTAAAGGAGTTCCTCGGACATCTCGGCTTCGACACCGGCGGACACGAAACCCTGTCCCAGCTTCTGGCTCAGGTCCCCGGCAAGCAGTGCATGGTCCAGGTCGGGCACCGCCCTTCCCCTGATGGCCAGCAGCTGTACGTCGAGGTAAAGAAGACCGCTTCGGTCTAACGGCTCTTAACCGAAGTGGTCCCGGCCCCCCAGCTCCGCAAAGTTGGGGGGCCACAACCTTATGGAGCACCAATGTACGCACAGACCCTCATCACTTCTATCCTCGTCGATCGTCCGGCCCGCCAGCGAACGCAACTTCCGGGCATCGAGGAACTCGCCGACTCCATTTCCCGGCTCGGCCTCATCAACCCCATCACCATCTCCTCTTCCTCCGTCCTCGTCGCCGGGGAGCGCCGCCTCGAAGCCTGCAAATACCTCGGTTGGACCCACGTCCCCACCTTTCAGGTTGATGACGCACGGACCGAGACCGACCTCTACGCCATCGAACTCGAAGAGAACATCAAGCGGGTCGACCTCCCTTGGCAGGAGCGAGTCCGGGCCATCGAGGCCTACCACAAAATGCGGAAGGCTGAGAACCCGCAGTGGACCCAAGACGATACCGCTGCCGCCATCGGCATCGAGCGTCAGACTGTTGGCCAGCAGCTGGCCGTAGCTCAGGAAATGCACATCAACCCCAAGGTCGCTGAGGCCCCGAAATACACGGTCGCTCGGGGCATCACCGAACGTCAGGCAGCGAGGCGCAACGATGTCGAAATTCTTAGGTTCCAGTCGATCCTCACCCCCCACACACCAACTACGCCCACGGAACCCACGATCCAGACTGCGGACTTCGTGGCGTGGGCACCTAGTTACGTGGGACCTCGCTTCAATTTCGTCCACTGTGATTTCCCCTACGGCATCAACGCAGATGGCTTCGCACAAGGTTCGGCTGCCGCTCACGGTGGGTATGTCGATACAGAAGATACGTACTGGCAGCTCTGCAAAGCGCTTGCGGACAATCTCGACACTCTTACTGCGCCATCAGCGCACTTCATCTTCTGGTTCTCGATGAAGTTCTACCGTCAGACCTTGGACTTCTTCCACACCGAGTCTGACATCGTCTTCGATCCGTTCCCTCTCATCTGGATGAAAACCGACAATGCCGGAATCCTACCTGATCCTAGCCGTGGACCCCGACGAATTTACGAAACTGCACTCTATGGACGACGTGGTGATAGGCCGGTTGTTCAAGCGGTTGCTAACGCATATGGAGCCCCGACCGTCCGTCACACTCATATGTCCGAAAAGCCTGAGCCCATGCTCCGACACTTCTTTCGAATGGTTGTTGACAAAACGTCCACTGTCCTCGACCCTACGTGCGGGTCTGGCTCGGCTATCAGAGCCGCAGAAGGCCTCGGTGCAGCTCACGTTCGAGGACTAGAGCTTAACCCGGAGTTCGCCGCTCGGGCGGAACTTGAACTTGTTAAGGCTCGGAAGCTGAGGGAGGTCGTCGGTGTCTAATCGTCCAACCAGACAAGCCACTCTTGATGCGGCCATCGTCGCCGTCGCAGATCGGGGCCTGAACTACGGTTCGCCGGAGGACAACTTCCAGCGGATTGCTGAACTTTGGACCACTCACCTCCGCAACCGTTACGGGCTCACTCCGCACCCTGTCCTTGACCCCCACGACGTAGCCCTCATGCTGGTCCTAATGAAGGTAGCCCGGCTCGAGAACACTCCTTTGCACTCCGATTCTTGGATCGACATCGCTGGATACGCAGCTTGCGGGAACAACCTTCCATGGAACGAAAGCTAAGCCGAGTTCAAGTCCAACGCATACTGACCACCTTTCTACCCGCAGCTTATCTCGCAAATGAAATGGGGGTCAGAGTCCAACACGTCCAACACATCCGGCGTCAGGGTGGCCTTCGCCTGAAGCTCTACCCTGACGACTACCCCAAAATCGTAGCCTCGACCGACAACGCCAAGATCACAGCCGCACGGTTCGGCATTTCAGTTCGAGGTGTCTACCAAATTTGGGCCAAGTTCAAGCGGATTAAAGTCAAGTCCAATGATCTCCGGGTACGAGTTACCGACCCGCAGGGCAACCGGCTCTACCTGGGACTGGCCAAGGACAAGGCCGAACGAGACCGAATACGGGAGGCATACTATGCAGGGCAAGATCGCACTAGTTGGCGAGGCATACGGAGAGCAGGAAGAACTCCTGCGGATGCCGTTCGTGGGGGCAGCGGGTCATGAACTCAACCGAATGCTTACTGAAGCAGGTATCGAACGGGTCCAGTGCCATCTCACTAACGTGTTCAACGTGCGGCCTCGCCCGACCAATGACATCGACAATCTCTGCGCAACGGCAAAAGAGGTGTCACATGGCCTTGCCGCCATCAAACCAGGAAAATACATCCGGGATGAGTACCTTGGAGAACTCGATCGCCTCTATGCGGAAATTCGAGCGTTCGCTCCTGACGTCATTGTCGCTCTTGGCGGCACTGCTTGCTGGGCTCTACTTGGTGACGGTCGAGTCTCCAAAATCCGAGGCACCACCACGGCAAGTCCATACGGAAAAGTTCTTCCCACCTACCACCCAGCGGCCGTTCTACGACAGTACGATCTTCGCCCCGTAACCGTGCTCGACCTCCAGAAAGCCCTGCGCGAATCGGAGTTCCCTGATGTTCGGCGACCACGACGCGAGATATGGATCGAACCGTCCCTTACTGATATGGAAATATTCTTCGAGAAGTATATTAGGGGTGCTCGTCGTCTCTCATTTGACATTGAAACCGCAGGTGATCAAATCACTTGCATCGGATTCGCTCCTACTACAGACCGGGCCCTCGTCGTACCTTTCGTTGATCCAAGACGAGGTGGAAATTATTGGGGTACGCTTCACGAAGAGCTGTCAGCTTGGGACTTTGTTCGGCGCGTTCTTGCAACACCAGTTCCGAAGGTGGGACAGAACACACTTTATGACATTCACTTCCTTTGGAGGCGGTACGGAATTCCTGTGTCTGCTTACGAGGAAGACACCATGCTCCTCCACCATGCGCTCCATCCAGAGTCTGAAAAAGGACTCGGATTCCTCGGTTCGGTATATACGAATGAACCCTCGTGGAAGATGATGCGGGCCCGAGGCAAGGGCACGATCAAGAAGGAAGACTAAGGTATGGCTTCGCAACCGGATATCACACCCATACGTCCACTCGTAATCATAGAGTCACCCTATGGCGCAGATCCTCTCCTTTACACAGCGTATGCTCGGGCGGCCTTGCTCGACTCCCTCTCCCGGGGCGAGGCCCCGTTTGCCTCTCATCTGCTCTACACGCAAGTCCTCGACGACTCGATCCCCGACGAACGGCAGACGGGAATACAGTGCAATCTTGATATTATGCTCCATGCTAGCCTCGTCGCAGTCTACATCGACCATGGGCTCTCCCCCGGAATGATGGTGGCAATAGCACACGCTAGACTCAACGGCATCCCGATCGAGCCAAGGTCCATCAAATGAAGATAATCCAGACCGACAATATGTCTCCCTCCGGAACCACCGAGGGTCTTTGGATCTACAACGGCCTTGACTGTTGCGTTACCCTCGAAGTCCTCAACGTCACCGAGACCCTTCTCGACAACACTACCCGGGGCACCTACGAATTTTCCAAGTCTCTTCAGGGCCCGATCCTGGAGATGAACATGCGAGGGGTTAAGGTTGACCTACCCGAACGAGCCCGGCTACTTACCGCTTATGAAACCGACCTTGCCCGACTTGCCGGCCAGCTCGACCGAATCCTCCACGAGGGCTACGGAGTCATCCTCAATTGGCGCAGCCCCAAGCAACTCATCGAGTTTTTCTACGGCACCCTCTCTCTTCCAGAGATTCGTAAGCGTAACCAAAAAGGTCAGATGGTTCCTACCATCAATCGTGAGGCTCTGGAAAAACTATCCAGCTACTTCACCGCTCAGCCCGTCGTCTCCCACCTCCTTAAAATGCGAGACATTGCCAAAAAAGTGGGAGTACTACGAACTAATATTGATACCGATGGACGGATGCGAACCTCGTACAATATCGCTGGAACTACGACTGGAAGACTATCGTCGGCTCTGTCGGATTTCGGCACAGGGACTAACCTTCAGAACATCGAACAACGGCTGCGCCGCGTGTTTATCCCTGATCCACAATTGAAGTTCGCCAACGCCGATCTTTCCCAGGCCGATGCCCGATGGGTCGGTGCAATCCTCTGGAACTTGTTCTCCGATGGGACCTATCTTGACGCGTGCGAGAGCGGCGATCTCCACACTACGGTCTGCCGGATGGCATGGTCAGATCTGGCTTGGACTGGAGACCCCAAATCGGATCGAGCTATTGCTGATCGACCAGCGTATCGAGATATGTCGTATCGAGATCTTGCCAAACGACTCGGTCACGGTACAAACTACCTCGGTATGCCCGCCACAATGGCGAAGCATTCTAAACTCCCTCGCGACCTGATCGAAGATTTTCAGAAGAGGTACTTCAATGCATTCCCCACAATCCGAGAGTGGCACAACTGGGTCCGGGCCCAACTGCTACAGCACGGTTACATTACCACTATTTTTAATCGGAAGCGATGGTTTTTTGGTAGGCGAAATGATGATGCTGTTGTCCGTGAAGCGGTCGCCTTTGAGCCACAGTCCTGCACCAGTGACCTTATCAACATGGGGCTGCTCAATATTTGGCGGCAAGGAATTGCTCAGCCGCTGCTCCAAGTTCACGACTCGATCCTCGTTCAGTACCCCGAAGAACTCGAATTCGAAGTTGCGCCTCGTGTAATCGCTGCGCTGGAAATCCCTGTCGAGCTGGCCAAGGGCCGGAAATTCGTGATCCCCTCCGACGCCAAAGTCGGTTGGAACTGGTCGGACTACTCTTCGAGCAACCCTTCGGGGCTAATGAAATGGACAGGGAAGAAGGATGAGCGCACCCGCCCTAGCACGGAAACTTCCGTATTGGATAGAAGCATTTCTGCAATACACGGAAGACCTTCCTTCACCTGAAATCTTTCGGATGTGGTCAGGTATCGCGTGCATCGCCGGTGCTCTTGAGCGGAAGGTTTGGGTTCGGACGAACAGTTCTAATCTCTATCCCAACCTCTACACTGTCCTTGTGGCAGGGCCCGGTATCGGCAAGACCATCACTCTCTCCAAGGTGGAGGAACTTTGGCGAGCCCTGCCCGACCATCACGTCGCCCCGACTAGTGTAACCAAAGCATCTCTGATGGACTCCATCGCGGACGCGAAGCGGAACGTTCTTCTCCCGGGTCAAAGCCCTCCTTACCTCGACTTTAATTCCCTTCTCGTCCTCGCGGGCGAGCTAGGCGTCCTGATCCCCGGCTATGATAACGAGTTCATGAATGCACTCACAGCCATCTACGACGGGTATCCCTACGCAGAGCGCCGCCGCTCTAAGGACCTTAAGCTGGAGATACCTTGCCCGCAACTTAACCTCTTCGGAGCTACAACTCCTAGCTATCTCAACGCGGTCATGCCTGAAGGAGCTTGGGATCAAGGTTTCATCTCACGAACAATTCTTGTATACTCTGGCGATAGAATTATCCGGCCACTCTTCATGGAAACCACGGAGCGGCCGGAACTTAAAAAGGCCCTCCTCGAAGACCTCAAAAAGATAGGAGACTACATTGGCAAACTTGCATTCGACACCGACGCTGCTGCGTTCGTTAGCGATTGGCATGTTAGCGGCGGGCCCCCTATCCCTGATCATCCTAAGCTTGTTCATTACCTTACAAGACGAACCACTCATCTCCTTAAACTCTGTATGGTGTCCGCAGTCAGCCGGGCCGACTTCAACTACATCGTCACCCGCTCCGACGCCGAACTTGCATTACACTGGTTGCTACAAGCTGAGTCCGCTATGCCAGACATCTTCCGGTCAATGACGGGAGGTGGCGATTCTCGCGCCATGGACGAGCTTTGGCATTACGTCTTCACGGTCTACTCTAAGGAGAAGAAGCCTGTATCCGAGCATCGGCTCGTGATGTTCCTCCGGGAGCGGGTGCCATCACACAACGTTATGAAGATCATTGACATCATGGTCAAGTCTCAGCTCATCCGGCTTGTAGCGAGTGATGCCGGAGCTGGTTATGCCCCGGCACCACGTTTACCTAGCTAGTAGCCAGTCAACGACTGTCTTTGCCCCAACCAGAGCCAAGCTCCCCGCGATGGTCAACAGGGTTCCGGCTAACCACCGGGCCCCTTTTGCCTGTTCAAACAGAGCCAAGATCGATTGCACTTTTGCATCCAGCCCCTCTATTAATGTCTTCAGGCTGGCGTTGCTTTGCTTCGCCTCTTGATAGTTCCGTTCGATCAAACCATCTTGGTTCTCAAGCTTGTTTTCCAGTCGGGCCAGCCTTTCAGGTACTGACACCATTCTTTGCTGCTTTCAGCGCAGACTTAAAGTCCGCATATGCTTTTGCCAGTGAGGCCAGAGCCTCCACTGTGTTACCCGGAGGGTTCAAGCAAACCCCTTTCACCGCCACATAGCTCGCCGTGAGTTTGTTGCGCAGCTTCACGTCGATTTGAACATCCGCCGCAGTCCAGCCAACCCAGCCGATATCGACCGCAGCGCAGATCAGAGGCAGTGTCTGGTCAATCCCGGCCTCAATCTTCTCCTGTGAGGGAGCCTGACAAGCGGCGAGGACGAAAAGCATTGGGATGAGAAACCACTTCATTTGCGAAAAACTCCAGTGGTGGTTGCGATGCGCATGGTGATCATCAGGCCGCCGGCGATCACGGGAGCCCAAGTCGGCCCGACGTAATCAATCCAGTTAATTCCGGCAAGGTGATCGAGCACGTTCGGAATGATCGCCAGAGCGAGTCCAACAAGAATTGTCCTTGAGCCCTTCATTGTAAATCTCCGTCACGATTTGGTTGATATCAGCTTCGGTTAACTTTCGCGGCTCCCCTGTCACACAGCCCGTGAGGGCTAGCGCAAGCGCGCAGCCTGAAAGTGCATGGCGTCTACGTCTTTGCCTTTCCACCGCCCTCCCCAAATCCAGCCCTCCGATTCGAACGATCTGACAACAGCCCCCGTTGGACTAAAGTTGAATTTAGTCTGGCGATGGCCGTTCCGGCTAGGGTCCAGATCCACAGCACAACCATAGCTATGCATAGAAAGCTGATTGCGACCCCGCATAAGGCGATAGTTGTAAGAACCACCAAAGGTGCTAGCTCCCCAGGCATCTACAACCTCCTGTTTTTCCACCGCCTCATACCAAATTTTCTGGAACACTGCCAGCAGACTCTCCGCACAGTGCCGGTGAATCCTTACACTCCGCACCGGCTTGCCCGCGTAGAACATCTGATAGCAGGGCACAATAGAAACTAGGTTCTTCGCCTCCCACGCAAGGTTTGGCCGATCGCCTGCGCCCTGCGGATTGCCGTAGAACTCGTTGCAGTCTTCTTGAAGAGGCCACATTACGCCCTCCTAGGTTTTGATAAAGTATTGCACAGTCACGTTCCGGGGCCTGTTCTCCGCTCCGGTGTTTGCCGCTACCGAGACAGTGGTAGCAAGCGAGTTGATCGTGTGGCTGTGGGCACCTGCCGTATCGGTTCCGGGGTAGGCCGCATCAGGTTGACCACCAATAGTCACAGCCACCGTGAAGCTGCTTGGGGCCGGAGAGTTATAAAATCCTGCTCCCCCAACCTTGCCCGATTGATCCCACGACACTTCGTGCTGGTGATCCCCAGCGCTATCGGTCGTACCCGTGGTGGAGGCCGTTGCAGTATGCGTGTGGGCCTTGACCAGATCACTCTGGCTCGAACCGAACACCCGGCTCGTATCCACCCCACGGGAATCATCCCAGCCCCGAAGGAACTCGCCCCGGAAGTCGGGCAGGTTAAACGTGGTTGACCCGTTGCCGGTCCCGTATGCCGTCCCAATGGCCGCAAACAATGGCGCATATGTCGTCCTGTTGACCGCCGACCCGTCGCACTTCAGCCACCCGGTTGGTGGCGTCGTGTACGCAGCCATTTTGATATCGCCCGGGTCACCCTCAACCGGATCAACATTTGGAATCTCCAGCAGCGCCCGCATTGCCGCCGCCGAACCCGCAGCCATAAGCTGCCGGCCCAGTGCCGAGGCATCGGTGATCATGGCCAGCGTAAAGGTGACCCAGCCCCAAGTCGTCGCGCTCAACGCCCGGAGGAACCTGTTCGTCGCTCCGCTTCCGGGGCCCGGCACATTCCCACTACTAATAACGATATTGTCTATGTCGATCTTCCTGACCGCAGAGTTATCCGTGGTCGGGGCACCGAGGTTCTGAATCTCCAGTCCTAGCGCATCAATGAACTCTCCCGAGGGATCGGCAGTTAAGCCCCGGCTAACAGCGTCAACCAGCTGCTGGGTCTGCATGACCACTCGGTCGAATGCATCCTCCACTACCTCCGGGTAGAACCCATCTTGGTTAGTGAAAGCCGCAGGCTGAGTGTACGGAACTTCACGATAGATTGTCAGCCGGAAGTTGTTGGTGATCGCCGGGCCGGAGGTAGGGTACGTTACCGCACCACCATCTTCGTCTCCGATCCCGGTCACGGAGTAATCCGCGGCCTCTAGTTCCGTGACATCCCCAGTCGTCAAGTCCCGGAGGGTGACGAACAGGCTGCTGGCTTCGGGCACGATGAAGTTAAAATCCCAGACCGTTGTCGATCCGTTGCCGGTGTATTGGACTCGGCTGTCCGTTGTTGCTAGAGTCAATGTGCTTTCCCTTTCTTCTTAGGGGGTGCCTTCGCGTCCATAGCCAAGCGCCAGTACTCCCAAAAGTCTGTTGGAGTCTTCGCCCTGTCGTCCGTCATGTAGTTAAACATATCCGTCAGGTAGTTGCTCGGGCCGAGGCCGGTAGCCCAGCCGGGCGCCTGCATGATATCCCCTACAATATCCTTGTGGGGCTTACCAGTAGACCACGCGTCCTTCAGTTCCACCGCCGGTTTTGCTAGCCCAGTCAACACTTCGTTCAGTGGAGAGTTGACTGCGACCTTTCCTTTGTGGCCTGTGCCAATCCAGAATCCGACATCTCGGAGCATGAACTGCGTCGAGACGAGTTGATTGGCAATGCCGTCTGCGATCCACCCTGCCGGGTCGTCTTCCCAAGAAGCTCCGTGGCTGCCGCGTACAAGAGAATGGACAACAGAGCCTGCCACAAGATATCCGAGCACACCACCAAGAAATTTCGCATAGTTGTGAAACCCATCTTTGATCTCGCCATTAGCGATTTGTTTCGTGCCTTGCTCCAGCGACCTCGTCCGGTCCCTGATTTGATTGTAGTTGTGGTTGAAGAACCCGCCGAACGCTGTCATCCACTTCAGCGCTTCGCCCTGCCTCATGATCTCCGGCAGGTCGATCATCCCGTTATTACCGTGAGCGTTCCTAACCGTCTGGTCAGCGTAGTAAACCGCATCCGCTCGGTTCATCCCCTTGTTTGCCATCGCGTAGTCTCGCGCCGCAATCCAAGTCGGGACGGCTGAGGCCAAGTCCAGGTTCGCCACAAGCGAAGTCGCGAAGCTAGCGTAAGCCGCACGGGCACGCCAGAACTTTCCACTCCCCACAGCCTCCTGCAGAATCCGCTGGATATCCCGGTCGATAGTATGCTTGCGGTTGCGCAACATCCCGCTCTCTTCCATCGCCGCATTCCAGCCGTTCTGCGCTGTCGTCGGGTTCCTTTGAAAACTGTCATGCACCCCGACGATGAAGTTTTTGAGCCCGACCTCCGTGATAGAGTTTGCGAGTGCAGCCCCGCCATGGATCACTGCCGTGCTCGGCTTGAACCCGATCAGCATCGTCACCATGTTCTCCCGGAGGAACCTTGACATTTTCGTCAGGCCGGGATTCATGAGCGGTTTTGTCTCTCCGCCCCGAGTCGCAATGTGTTCGAGCCATTGGTCTGTCCTTCGCAGGTATTGCTCGCCCATTCCATCCTTGATAATCTGCCTGATCTCTTTCTGATCCAGCATTTTCTTCGCGTTGTCCCACGCCCCTCGGAAGGAGATATCGTGAACCATCTCTGCAATCCTGCCGTGCAGGGGCCGAAGCTCCAGCGCCACTGGGTAGGCCACCCCGGTCCTTCTCTTAGTATAGCCCCGGCTCGGATAGGGCTGCCAGCCACCATTGGCCTGCTCAGCCATAGTCTCACTCCCCTTCCGGCCGAGCACATCCGGGTGCTCGACCAGCGGGTAGTAACCTCCACCAAACTTCCCGTGTGGAGTGTCGATCATCCGGGGCGTGATCTTCTTCAGCCCTACTCCCATGTTGTCTCGGGCGGCTTGGTCAGCGAGCGGGAACAAGTCACGCTCAAAAATCTCCCATACACCACGAACGAAGGCCCAGTCTTTGGCGGTGAGATTATCGAGCACGAGACGCTCTGCGGCTTGCGGGTCAACGTTCCAGCCTCGGGTGAAGACATCCCAGTTACTCTCATTCCCCATGTTGAGAGCCGCGACCAGAAGGTTCTCCTTCGTGAGGTCGATCTTGCCGTCCGAGTCAGAAAAGAGATCATGGGTGATCCGGTCGCTGAGTTTGTCCGGCTTCGGCAGGGCCTTAAACTGATCCGCTAGTTTCTTGCTCAGGTCCAGGCTGTTCTCTTGTGCCTTTGCGAGCGGCCGGAATATATAGGTGTTAAACACTCCGTTAGTGTCGTTGTTGTCCATCCAGGAGAACAGGCGTTCCATCCTGATGTTCAGGCTGTCCCACCACTGCACAGCTTTGCGGCTGCCCTTCTGCACTTCCCAAGCATCAGGGTCAAACTTACCGCCCTTCCTAAAAAACGAATCGGCCTGAGTCTTAGCCGTCTCAACCACTGTTTTCAGGGCTGCTTTCTCAGCCCCCTTCATCAGCTTATCTGCATTCTTCCCGGCGTGAACCATCTGCTTAAGGAAGTCGTGCAGGTCCCGCTTCTGCTCAACCGAGAGATTCTCAAAGGTTCGATCAGGGCTAACCTGCCACTGCGGGTCGAAGAGAAATTCCGGGGCATCCAGTTGCAGGCCCTCCAGCCCCTTCTGTGCCACAAACTTCTCCAGCGTCGGAGGGTTACTCCGGGCCAGTTCGTTCATGTCACGGAAAGTCTTCTGCTGGAACACCATGTTTAGCAACCGCTGGATTTGGTCGGTGAACTCTTGCGTCACTCCGCTTACAACATTGTCTCGCAGAAAGGGCTTGACCATCTTATCAAAGCTCTTCGTCTCCCGCTCGAAAGCCCGAGCCTCCTTCTGCATCTTCAAGGCCAGCATTTGCCGCTGCTTCGCCTTGTAGGCCACGTCGTACCGGCCCTTCAAGAGAGCAAGCTCCGCTTCCCTTCCGGCCTTACCGGCCTCCCTCTGCCAGTCTTTCGTCTTAAAGTCCCCAGCCTTAGCCTTCTCCGACAAATCAGCCGCAGCCTTAGCGATCGCCTCCTTCTCAAACGGAGTCTCGATCCCCGTCATCTTCGCGAGCTGGGCCAGCTCCGCAGAAAGAATATCAAGCTGCTTGGCTCCGAGCACGGCATCCTTAGCCGCATCTTGAATAGCCTCGTCCAGCTTGCCGTACTGAGTCTCCATCCGGCGATCGGTCTCTTCGTCGATCACCCGGTTGTAGAAGTCCCCCCAGGTCTCGCCCCGAGTGGCACGTTCTGCCTCCGCACGATCCAGTGCGATAAGTAGTTCACGCGCCGAGTCAAATCCGAACAGTCGGGCCGCATCATCAGGATGCATTCCGTCCTTCTGCGTAATTCCCTTGGGCAGCTCTCCGGGGTAGTCCGCCCGGTTTCCAGCGTACTTACCCATGAGGCGCTCAGTTTCAGCTTTGTCGAGCTTCCACTTGAACAGCTCTCCATCGGGTCCTTCGCCCTGACGGAGGTAGCGTAGAGCCATAATCTCAGGCTGGGTTCGGATTTCATCCTCAACCTCGTCCCGCAGATTCTTTCGATTTTCCTTCCACTCCGGCGTCAAGCGCCGCTTGGCCTCCTTCAGGGCCACAGCGTAGGCCTTGTCGTTGATGGCCTCCTGCATCTTGCTAAGCCGGCGAAGGTACAGCGCATACTCAACGTTAGTCATGCCCGCAGCCTGAGCGTCCTTAAACAACGCATCGAGCGAGTTCATCTGGGCCTCGGCGTGGGTCATCTGGACCACGAGATCTTTGGTGTCCGAGAATACCTCCGCAGCTACGGGGTCGTTCAAGATCTCCTTCGGCAGTTCGAGCGGCTTAACCTCCACCCCGTTCTTGTGCGTGATCTCGATGTCCTCGCCCTTAAGGACTACGTAGTTATTAGCAGGAGCATTTTCGTAATCTTCGTATTTTGCCCGCTCTTCAATCAGCTGCTGAAGGGCCGGGTCACCTGACGTTTTGGCCTTCTCGATCTCCAAATCGAGCATAGCCTTAACCCCCTCGATATCGGTGGGGATAATACCAGAATCGCCAAGCTCTTCGTTGCGGAGAAACCGTTGGTCACTCTTCCGTCGAACTTCTCCACCCTTCCGCATGGAGTCCGAGGTCTCATACTTATGAGCCTTCACCCCATGCTCGATGAAGATTTCGCGAACACGCTGTTTGCCGAGTTCTCGATCAGCTGTGTCCAGCCATTCTTTCATGGCGCCTTTACGGTAGGCTGTCAGCACATTGGTCGTGCCAGACAAATCAGCAACTTCCTTCTCAATCTGTGCAATCGCCGCTTTCGTCTTATCGTTCTGCTCATCCAACCCCTTCCGCAGGTCACTCATCTCCTCAGGCGAAGCCTTGAGCTTGCCGGAGATTACCTGGGGGTAGAGTTCTGGCTTTGTTACCTCAACCTTTGGGAGGTCCGGGCGCTCCAACTGTTTAATAGCTTCGGCGTACCGTTCCGCCTGACCCGTTGAGCCGTTGCTCTTGTAAAAGCTCTGCATCTCGATAAGACGATCTTTAGCTTGACGCAAATCACCTTCCGTCTGCAGCGTCAGTGCCGCAAGATGCTCAGGATTGAAGTTATCGACCGGTTTTCCCTCGATAAGAAATTCCGGCTTCGAGTTCAACGTCGTCACAGAGTCCTTATAAAACTCCGCGATTCCCGAATGCTCCGTGACGTAGTGCCCAAGACCGTAGCTTTGATTCCCCTCACCCTTACCAAAGTGCTCATCCCCAAACGCCG